CCAAAAGCAAGCCAAGAAAGCGTCCGATGCTATGCGCGGCGTATTGCTCAACAAGGAATCCAATGTTGAGCCAATCCCTGTTATATACGGAACCAGGCGAGTCGGTGGTACTCGGGTTTTCATATCTACGCGAGACGAAACAGGTGGCGATCCTAACGAATATCTGTATATAGCGCACGTTCTATGCGAGGGCGAGATCAACGCAGTCAGTCAAATCAAGTTTGACGATATATTAATTACCGACGCTCGCTTTAGCGAATTAGTCACGCACAACGTCCACCTTGGCACAGACGATCAAACTTATGACTCGCTGCTGACTGAGGCTAATGCTGGTTGGACTTCTGCTCACCGATTGAGGGGCGTTGCTTATATCGCGTTTCGCATCAAGTGGGATCAAGACGTATTTTCTAACATCCCAGACATTACTTGCGTTGTTGAAGGGCGAAAAGTATTTGATCCTAGAAACTCAACGACCGCCTATAGCAACAACCCAGCTTTGTGTATTCGGGACTACTTGACCAATGCCAGATACGGCAAAGGCTTAACCTCAGCGCAGATTGACGACACCGCATTTTCACAAGCGGCTACAGACTGCGACGAGGTGGTTACTTTCTACACGACTGGAACCACTGGCAAGCTGTTCGAGTGCAACGCCGTTGTCCAAACGGATGCCACGCTGTTCTCTAATATTGAGATGATGCTTAACGGTTGCCGAGGGTTCTTGCCATACAACCAAGGGGTCTACAGCCTAAGAATTGACAAGGCGGCTTCGAGCGTATTTGCGTTTGACCAAAACAATATCGTTGGCGGCATAAGCATTAAGGGCGAAAGCAAGCAGGACAAATACAACCGCGTCATTATCAAATTCCCAAACTATGAGCTGGATTATGAGCCCGATGACGCTATATGGCCCGACGCTGACTCAACCGAAGAAACGACTTATTTAGCAGAAGACGGCGGCACGTTATTGGTCGGTAATTTTGACAACGACACCATCACCAATTACTACTCAGCGCGAGATCTTGCCCGAATCATTTTGCTGCGATCACGCAACGCCATTAGGGTTCAATTTAAAACGACCAGCGAGGCTTTACAGCTATCGGTCGGCGATGTTGTAACGGTAACGCATGACACGCCAGCATGGTCTGCCAAGCCCTTTCAAGTTGAAGAATTGACCATGAATTATGACGGCGGTTGCAGCGTCAGCATGGTTGAGTATCAATCGGGCATTTACCCATACAACACTGCAATAGAAGAACGAGATTACCCAGCCACCAACCTACCTGATCCGTTTACGGTATTGCCGCCAACCAGTTTAGTCGCCACTGGCTCAGTTGTAACGAACGCAGATGGCTCGGTAACTTCTGGGATCGATGTGAGCTGGACGGCATCAACCGATTCGTTTGTGACTGGTTATGAGATTACTTGGACGGCATCAGGTGGCGACAGCGAAACGACAACGGTAGTAAGCCCTGAATATTATATTTTTAACCTCAACAGCGGTCAGACCTACACCATATCGGTAAGGTCAATCAACACAATTGGGGCAAGGTCAACGGCTTTAACCACCGCAGGTATTAGTCCAGCGGTTGATACGACAGCGCCAGGGGTTCCAACCAGCCCATCTGTCAGCGGGGCTTTTCAACAGATTGATTTGGCGTGGACAAACCCGACTGATTCAGATTTTAGCTATGTTGAAATCAAACGGTCTAGCACTGCAACGGAAGGCGATGCGGTAGTCATTGGGAAGACAAGTGGAACGTCATTTATCGATGGCCCTTATACCGTGGTCTTGACGCGATATTATTGGCTCAGGTCGGTAGATAGAACGGGCAACGCAAGCGCATGGGTTAGCGCAGGCAATGGCACGACGATTCAATTAGGCGCTGGTGATTTTGCCACAGGAATTATTGATTACACCTTTTTGAATGTTCCTTTACAGACGACTATAGCAGGAAAAGTTGACACTACAACGTTTGACCTAGAAGTTGCAGATTTACAATTAGACATTGACGTTAAGGCCGATCAAACGTCAGTAAACACCATCATCAACGAAACGCAAGATATCGGCAACACCGTTGATTTAGTAGCCACTAGAATGCTGACGCTTGCAACAACGCAAAGCGAGCAGTTGGGTATTGTTCGAGACGCTGGTATAACCGTTGACCCTTCAACTGGCGCGGTAACGATTCAAGCGGTTGAAACATTGTCCAGCCAAACGGACACTAGATTTTCTGCTGTAGAAGTTGATTTGGATGCTGCGGAAGCGGCGATTAACCTCAAGGCATCTGTAACCTATGTCAACAATGCTATTGCTGCTGCGGTATTAGACTCTGCGGATTTGGCATCTTTGGATGCGCTTGAGCTAAAGGTTAATCAAGCCGAAATCGACATTGACGCAAACGAAGCGGCAATCTTGCTTAAAGCGGATTCAACAACAGTCAGCGGGATCAATACAAGGGTAAATCAAGCCGAAATTGATATAAGTGGAAATACGTCAGCGATTGCTCTCAAGGCATCCCAAACAGATTTGACTGCTTTGGATGACAGGGTATCGGTTGCAGAAGTTGAGATTGATGCGCTTGACGCTGCGAGCATTACATTAACTGTTCGAGATACCATAACCCTCAAAGACCAGCTAGACAAAGACAACATTCGATCCTTAAAGGATTTGCTTGCGGCTTACAATCAACGGGAATCGCTTAGAACCGATTTGGCCTATGCCCAATCAAGCATAACTGCTGACGTTACGGATCTGAGGGTGTCCACCACGACGGCTAGAACAGAATTGCTGGCTCTAATTGACAGCAATCAAGCCTTGATTCTCAGCGAGCAAGTTGCGCGAGCAGACGCAGACAGCGCGTTGAGCTCAAGCATCGTTTCATTGACCGCCACGGTTGGAACTAATACAGGGAACATAACAACCGAGCAGTCAGTCAGGGCCGATGCCGATACAGTATTGGGCGGCAGAATTGATAGCTTAACCCTTACAGTGGGGCAAAATACTGGTGCTATAACCACTGAAGCCTTGGCCAGAACATCGGCTGATTCTGTTTTGACTAATACAGGCGAAACATTACGAGCAAGGTTTGGCGTTAGTAAAGCTGACACTTACAGCGCAGCAACAACATATCTTGCCAATGATGAAGTTGTTTATACAGGATTGCTTTATAAAGCAACGCAAGAAACGACAGGGAACCTACCGACCAACTCTAATTATTGGGTTGTGGTAGAAACCGTTAGTGCTGCAATCAGCGCAGAAGTGGCTACCGAAGCGAGCGCAAGAACTGCCGCTGATGAAGCCTTGTCTGTTACTTCGCAGACGTTATTAGCTCGGTTTGGCGTTAGCGATCAAGATACCTACAATGCAGCAACCGCCTATACCACCAATGATGAAGTAGTTTATTTAGGTATCTTATATCGAGCAAAAGGCCCAACGACAGGGAACCTACCGACCAACGCAACGTATTGGGAGCTGATTGAAACAGTAGATCAAGATTTGGCTGTTAATGCGGCGTTAGTTTCAACGGAAGCCCAAACAAGAGCAAATGCAGATTCAGCCTTGTCTGCGACCTCTCAAACTTTGTTAGCAAGATTCGGAGTCAGCAACCAAGATACTTATAACGCAGCAACGGCATACGTAGTTAACGATGAAGTAGTTTACTTAGGGATCTTGTATAAAGCCAAAGGTTCCACGACAGGCAATTTGCCAACAAATACAACTTATTGGGAATTAATCGAAACTGTCGACCAAGACCTAGCGACAAATGCGGGTCTAGTTTCAACCGAGGCCGTTGCTAGAGCTAATGCCGATAGTGCTTTGGGTCAGCTAATAACGACACTCTCAGCTTCCGTAGCGACAAATAGCGAAAACATAGGAACCAATAGCGAAGACATACTGACTAACACATCCGATATTGTAGACGAAGCTGAAGTCAGGGCTAGTGCAGATGAAGCATTGTCATTCACTTCTCAGACTTTGTTGGCTAGATTCGGGGTTAGCAATCAAGATACCTACAGCGCGACAACCGCATACGCAATCAATGACGAGGTCGTTTATTTAGGCGTTTTGTATAAAGCCAAAAGTTCTACGACAGGCAACTTGCCGACTAATACTACTTATTGGGAAGTAATTGAAACGGTAGATCAAGACCTTGCAACAACTGCGGCTTTGGTTTCAACGGAAGCTCAAACCCGAGCAACTGCCGATACTGCGCTGGGTGCACTTATAACAACACTTACGGCTTCCGTAGCAACGAGTGACGCAAACATAGCGACCAATGTGAGCGCTATTTCAGACGAGGCCACTGCAAGAGCTACTGCTGACTCGGCATTAGCACAAACCAATCGGACATTGTTTGCTGGTCTTAATTTACCACCTGGCTCTGATCTCTACTCAGCCACCCAAACTTATGCGGTGGGCGAAGGCACAGTTTACGACGGCACTCCTTATATCTGCATTCAAGCGTCATTAAATAATCTGCCAACCGATACGAATTATTGGACAGAAATAACTACCACTAGCGGGGCAATACAAGAAAACAACGAATCTAGGATTGGTTATTGTTTAGTCGATGGAAGCGTAACCGATGCGAAAGATTCAGCGGCTTGTACAGCGGCTAGCGGGACTTGGGTATCGGATACAGCAATTGTCACCGCCGCCAAGCAAATCAAAATTAAGCAACCAGACGGAACTACTGCAACGATAGAAACCGCAGCCCAAGCATACGTTGACCAGTTCGGCGATATTGAAGCGACTTATGCCGTAAGAATTAACAATGACAACCACGTTGCTGGATTCTCTTTAATATCCACAGCAATTGCTGGAGGCACTACTTCGGCTTTCGTAGTTCAAGCAGATCAATTTGCTATTGGCGGCACAGGTGAATTATTAGACAGCTATCCGTTTGTGGTTTACACAACCGATACCGACGTAACAGTTGACGGGATAACCCATACGATACCCGCTGGCGCTTATATGCAATCAGCAGGTATAGATTATCTGTCAGCAAAGCAAATTGTTACGGGCAAACTTGAAGCAGACTTTATCGAAATTGACGGCGCAACTATAACTTCTGAAACAGTTGGCGGGGTCAACAGAATCAAAATTAAAGATTTGGGTGTTGATTCTGCTCAGATTGCAGATTTAGCGGTTGAGACTCTTAAGATTGGTGACAATGCGGTCAACGTCATCAGAACGAACACGCTGGCCTCTGATACGCAGTTAGCAAGCGCAACATGGACTGAGCTTGCGTCTTTGACTTTTACCCCTGTGTCCATTGATGACGAAGCTCAACCGATAAGCATCAAAGGGTTTGGTTCGTTTATTTTTATCAACGCAAGCAATGCAATACAGTATGGAAGTCTCCAGTTTAGAATTAGCCGAAGTGGCACTGTCTTAAAGACAATAAACGTCGGGCAATTTACAAGCTCAGGATTTACGGTATACGGTAACTTTGTTGGAACGGCGACTCCAATTTTTGTAGATACAGAGACAACAGTGACAAGTAGAAATTACAAATTGGAAGCGTTGTATACCGCTCAAGCAGGAGGTTCGACCACTTGTAGAATTGAAGCTGGCGCAGTCTTGGAATGCGTGGAGGTTAAACGGTGAAGAAGTTTATTGTCTACGACGATGACGGCAACATTCTAAGTCAATTGCAGTGCTTAGAGTCTGAGATTGCCGATAACGTCCCGAACGGGTGTTCATATCAAGAGTTTGACGGGGATCCGCTAAATAAGAAATTGGTTGATGGTGAACTGATTGACTTGGAAATAGAGCCGTTTTTGTTCGCTATGACTTTGCGAGATACAAGAAACGCCTTGCTATCTCAAAGCGATTGGACTCAATTACCAGACTCACCATTGACCGATTCAGACAAAATAGCATGGCAAGCGTATCGTCAAGAGTTGCGTGAACTGCCAGAAACTTACTCAGATGCGACCCCTATAGATCAGGTCGTTTTCCCAAATCCACCGAATTAAGTTAAACTGCGGAAATAAAACGAGGCTCTTATCATGGCATGGTATAACACTGGCACGATTGCACTAACTAACGGATCGGCAACGGTCACAGGTTCAGGCACTAATTTCTTGGTTGGCGCTCAGATAGGCGAAGCGTTATATGCCCCTGACGGTAAATTGTATGAAATTCAGACGATTAACTCTGCAACCGTCATCACTTTGGCATCAAATTATTTAGGCTCAACGGCGAGCGGTCAAGGCTACCAGATCATCCCGACTCAATCTTTGGTCGCTGATTTAGCCTCAGATGTTACCGATTTGATCTCAGACTTTGCTAACGTCCGTGATTACGCTGGCAATGGCAAGTTCAACGACGGCGCAGTAGGCACCCCAGGAATTACGTTTACCCAAGACCAAGACAACGGTTTGTACCGAATAGGCTCAAACAATTGGGCTTTGGCGGCGGGTGGAATAAAGCAAGTTGATTTATCCGCAACAGACGTTGAAATAAATTATGCTGGAGTCAAGAAACTAGCCACCACAGCCACAGGCGTTGATGTCACGGGTACGGTCACGGCGGATGGGCTTACTGTTGATGGGTCTTCTACATTTGATGATATTTTGCTAACGGCAGTTGCTTTGCCATCTGCGGGTAATCCAAGCATTGCGCTAAGAAACACAGATAACAATATTTACATACAAGCTGGCTCAGGGAACGCCATTACTTTTCTGGATAGTTCCCAAAACACGATGCTTAGTGCGACACCAACAAGCCACTCTTTACAAATATCAAATGGAAATGCTTTTGCTATAGATAGCAACAGAGACATCAGCTTCTACGAGGACACGGGCACGACTCCAAAGTTCTTCTGGGATGCTTCGGCGGAATCTTTGGGGATTGGTACAAATTTGCCTGCTTATAAATTAGATGTTCAAGGCGGTGCGATCTCAGCGGGCAACGGAACCATAAAAACAGGCATTTCTTACGACACTGCTGGAAGATTGGGTACTTTCTCTAATCACGTTTTGAAACTTATTACCAACAACACAGAACGCATGACCATTGATGCAGGCGGGTCAGTTTTAATCGGAAAAACGACTCCTACTGACCTGCATAACACTTGGAATCACATCATAATTGGGGAGAAAGGTGCAATCATCAGCGAAAATGGCGCTGGTGGTATTGACGGTATAACGCTTGCTGACAACGTTTACGTTGACTCTGACACGGGAACTTACGCTTACCAGACTGCCGCAGCAGCGTCTCAAATTACTCAATCAGGCGGAGCCATCACATTTTCTAATGCTGATTCTGGGTCTGCGGGTGCGGCTTTAACGCCAGTTCCTAGAATGACGCTGGATGCCAGTGGGAACCTACTGGTGGGTGATTCAAGTCAACTTTCTTCTTCAAAAGTTCTTGTGAGTTTCAATGGAACCTCGCACAACGGTATTGTTTTAAAAACTACTCGTGCGGCAACAGGTTCATCCTTTGAAGTGTATCTGAACTCTTCAAATCAAGTTGCGGGGTCTATAGCTCACAGTGGGTCAACAACTGTTTCCTTCAACACCTCATCAGACCAACGCCTCAAAGAAAACATTGCAGACGCTGATGACGCTGGTAGCAAGATAGACTCTATCCAAGTACGCAAGTTTGACTGGAAGGCTGACGGCTCACATCAAGACTACGGCATGGTTGCTCAAGAGCTACTTGAGGTTGCGCCTGAAGCTGTGCATCAACCACAAGACCCTGAAGAAATGATGGGCGTTGACTACTCAAAGCTAGTCCCAATGATGCTCAAAGAAATTCAATCACTACGCGCCCGTATCGCGGCACTAGAATCTTAAGGAGAAACAACATGACAACAGTATGGCAAATCAGTCAAATGGAAAGAACGCTTGCAGACGGTGGCGTAGTCTTATGTCACTGGCGAGCTACGGCAACTGACGGTGACTTCTCAGCTTCTAGCTACGGCACTTGCGGCTTCACACCAGATCCATCTAGCGCAGACTACGTTCCTTACGACAGCATCACTGAGGAAGTAGCTTTAGGCTGGTGCTTCGCTAACGGTGTTGACAAGGACGCTATTGAAGCAAGTCTACAGGCTTCCATTGACCTCCAGAAGAACCCAACTCAGGCATCAGGCGTGCCTTGGTGATGCTAGCTGAACTTGCTGCTTTCAACGCCGCGTACGGGGTGGTTAAAGAGTTTATTGGAAACGGCAGGGACTTAGCTGATTGTTTTGGGCCTATTGGTCAGATGGTGGGCGCTAAGGAAGACTTAAAACTACGTCAGGAAAAAAACAAGAAGTCTTTGTTTGCCTCTGATGCCGAAGAGTTTATGGCTCTGGAGCAGATCAAGAAAGCAGAAGAAGAACTCAAAGACTTCATGGTTTATTTTGGCAGAGCAGGATTGTGGG